ACAATATTCCCCCGCTTCGTTCCTAGTGCTAAAGGGTTTTTATGAACTATGTTGTGTTTTTCGACTGCTAACAATTCAATCTATATCAACTAGTGAGCCCAATTTGTTTGGTGGCTTCCACACTCTGGTGTGTCAATCAATATGTACGTGTGCTCCTATACGGTAGCTTTTTCCACAGCGGCATTACTATCTGGCCCGCCAGCCTTATGTGTTAGATTGTTTTGCCTGTATGTGATGTTCTAGTAATGCCTGTTTGAGTTTGTCTGATCCACCGACTCTAACATTTATAATACCATTATAGTATTCATCTGTTTCAAGTACACGTCTATCAAACTGTTCTCTTGCCTCTATGTAGGACATTTCGCCCCTACCTTTACATAGGTATAGTATTTCTCTTGTAAATTTATCTGCGCCTAGTGCTGCAACGTCTGCGTTCAGTCTATCACTGGAGCCATAGTATTCTCTCCAGTCACTTTCTTTAGTTCCACGACGTTTATTTTTCTTGCCTTTAAGTGGTGGCTTAGTAGTTTTAAACTTTGCTAGTTTCTTGCCTATGTATTTCTGGCCTGTAGTGGTGTTGGTAATAAGATAAACAAATCCTTCGTAGTCGTCCGGTATTTGGTCAATCTCGTTGCCATCATATATCCACTGCATACATTATATATGTATGTAAATGTAGTTTTTGCCTAAGTTCTGGTTTGCCTTGTTGTATTATGATGAATATGTATTTCATCAGCTCTTTCTTTAGCTAGTGATCGAATATCACGTAAGCACTTTCGTACTGCGCGGTGTGTTCGTACACTATTTCTCTGTTCAAAGTTTTCGTTTGCTTTGAAATAATCAAGATATGCTTTTACAAGCAAGTCATGTGCATCATCTTCCATTAGTCTATAACCTCTAAGTCATTTGCGTAACTCGTAAAGCCATTTTCTTTTACTACTCGTAACACATGATTAACTCTTCCAATGAGTTCATCTTTGTGTGAGATAAGATAGATGTTCTTTTCACGTTCCCGTGCCATCTTTTTAAGTATGCTTAACGAATTTTCTACTCCAGCAGTATCCATACCACTGTCTATAAGTTCATCAATGAACAATAAATTAATATTCTGGTACAAGCTTTCCCAAACATCGCGGAATGCAAAGCTCAACCCTAATATAAGTCTGTTACGTTCGCCTCTTGACAAGTTATCAAAGTCTAGGTCTTGTCCTAGCTGTTGAATTTCAACAGTTAGATCATTTAAGAATACAACTTGATGCGGTAACCCGATCTTGTCAAGGTAATATGAAAGTCTGTTGTTTAAGTATGCTAGGTTTTGATCAATAATCTTCTTACGAATGAAACTATCTTTGTTTGTAAGTAGCTTTAACAAGAACTCTTGATGTTCTTTAAAACTAGTAAGCTCGTTAACAATACCCCAGTCAATTTTTTGAATAGCAGTTTCATTTAGGTCGGTAATTTGTGCAGTGTATGGGTCTTCTTCCCCTACTTTTGTTTCTAATGTCTGTTTTAAGTTGTCTACGTTGCTTCTATGCTCATATGCTTCTTTTGCACTATCGTAAAACGTTGTAGGCTTGCCATTAATGTCACCAATTGCTTCGAGATCAGTAACAACATGCGATAATTTGTCAGAAACTTCTACTTGATACGCTTTTGCATCGACTAGTTCTTTATCTTTGCGCTCTGCGATCTCTGCCTTCTTGTCTGCATGTAATTCTTGACCACATGTGTAACAAGTTGCATCATCAAGATCTGTAATGTCCTTAACAAGCTTTGCAACACTCTTATCTGCACGATGTAGTGCTGGTTCCAGTGTGCTTAGTTCTTTTCTCAAAGAAGTTATCTTATTATTGTGTTCAGTCCAATTAGCTAACTTTTCATGCGACTCAAGTTCTGATTCAATGTCTAAATGTTCCAGTTGATCAATAGCATTTGCTAATTTATCTTGGTCCTGTTTGTGCTTGGACACCCAAGCACGTTGTCTACCAGCTAATTGTTCAATACTTACTTCAATCTTTTCGTTTGCAGTCTGAATAGCATTAATCTTTAGTGTCTCTTCAGTGATAGCGTCTTTACTCTGACGAGTTTGCTCTTTAAGTAAGTCAGCCTTCTCAGATAGTATAGTAATACCTAACAACTGCTCAATGATCTGTCTTTGATCATTAACACGCATACTTAAAAACGGTTCGGTATAAGTGTTTAGCGCAACAATGTGCTTAAACATGTCATGACTCATACCCAACAGTGTGTTAACATCGTCTTGTGTCTGCCTACTGTCACCTTGTGACTCGTCTACTAATGATTCTTGGTTGTTAATGTAGAATTTAAAGAAATTAGGACCACGTCCCCGCTCGATGCGGTAACTATTGCTATCTTTTTCAAACTGTAGTGTAACTAACATACCTTTGCTGTTAGTTTTGTTGATCAAGTTGTTAGCTCTAATGTTTGTAAGGGCTTTCCCGTACAATGCATAGGACAAAGCGTTGATAATAGTAGTTTTACCAGTACCATTACGTGAACCACTGTCATCACCACCCTGGTCCAAGTTTTCACCTAGTACAAGTGTTAGTTGTTCACCTTCAAAGTCTACTGCTTGAGTCTGATTACCCACACTCATAAAGTTTTTTACGGTAAGGTCTTTAATCTTTATCATATTATGATTCTAGTCCATTATATATTTGCAACAACAAACTTTTATCAAAGTTAGTAGTGTCTAGTTCTGCAATTTCGTTACTTACAATCTGATCTACACTTTCAAACTGTGCAATATCAAGCTCTGTACTAATCTCTTCTAAGTGCTTTTGTGCAATAAGTGTAATTTCACGACAGTTGTACTGGGTAATGAATGTTTCCTTGATAAAGCTTGCTTCTTCGTAACTAATAGGAAGGTCAAGCGTTACTCTCAAGTACATTTTAGGTTTAATAAAGGTATCTGCGTTGTCAATTAGGTTACTAAGTGTTACAGTACGGTACTTAGGACAGTTGGGCCAGTTAATAAACTCTGGCTCTTTGTTATTCTCTTTATCAAGTATCATCATGCCACGGTCATCATCGCCTACGTCAGCATAGTTGTGCGGAAACGCATTACCAATGTAATGAATAGCACCTTGCTTCTGACGTTTGTGGAAGTGTCCACTGAATACGTACTCTTGATGCTTAAAGTGTTCAGGCTTTAGGTCACCATGATCAGGCATTCTAACCAATGCGTTCATATAGAAGCTAGGAAGTTCAAAGTGACCGAACAAATACTTTGTTTCGATATCTTTCATCTTCTTCCACTCATCGCCAACAAGCCATGGTACTAGTGCAACATCATCTTCAATGAAGATTTCGTCTATAAACGTAATACCTGGTATGTGTTTTGCAAAGGCAGTACTGTTAACATCACGCTTGTCTTTATAATACAAGTCATGGTTACCATCGAAGAAGTAAAACTTCTCAAATGCAGCACCTAGCTTTTCCATGCTTCTAATTGTGGCATCCATAGTGGTAAGGTTAAGGCTATTACGATTATGATGCCAGTCTCCGCAGAAGATACCAGTTTCGCAACCAGCAGCCTGAGCTTGTTCTATGTACCAATCAATAAATTCTTCGCAATCTTCGTTATGTATACGACTATTACCTTTCAAACCAAAATGGATGTCCGTAAACACCGCAGCTTTTTTAAACAAAGAGTATCCTCCATATATACATGTTATAGTATATAGTAATTATTGACACCTGTCAACCTATTTTTTGGTATCAGTGTATTGTGTAGGTGCAGCATCTTCATTGCGCTTCACGCTTGCTTCCCATTCGCCTTGATTCTGTCTTGTATAACTAGGAGACAAGTCGTTCATCTCTAAGATATCATCTCTAATGTTTTGATTACGCTTTTCTATGTTAATAACTCGTACAAAACTATTAGTAACAGCGGCAGTATAGTATGCAAATGGGTTATCTGACTTAGATTCGTCAAACTGCAAACCAATTTGTGATAATTGTAGTATTGCTTGTCCTTTCATTTCGTCATTATATGTGTAACCACGTACATTGCCTCGAGTTGCATAACGATCGACAAGTTTTAACCACATCATAGCAAGGTTGTTAGTTGCTTTACCGTGCTTATGATTAAAATTGCCGTTATCCATGCCGCCTTCCCAATGGCTTTTACCTACTAGGATAATTTCGCCTTCGTCATCATACTTGTAATGTTTAAATGGGGGAAACGGTAGCTTAACTTTTGTATCAGCAATAGTCTTAGGGTTCTTTTTGCGACCTGGCTCTTCTGGAATGTGATCAAATGTCATTACACGGAAGATTAGCTCTTCTTTTGTAATTTCAGATGCTAATGTTTCGCATTCTGCTTGTTTGACCTTCTCACCTAAGCCTTTCCTGCGCTCGTATTCTGCTGAAGACATCTTCTTTGCTTTATTACGCTTTGCTTCAGCAACAGACAGTCGATTTATTTTACCTACATCTAGTAAAATAATATCATATTGACCATGTTCAGGTTCTAAATAACTGTTGAACTGATTCTTTGATTTGTGTATTTCTTTAAGTATGTCTTTATTGTTTAGATAATTCTTGGGACGCATTTATTTCTCCTATAGTGTTAGTAACTAGTATACACGACAATTACAAGGATGTCAACCGGAGAATAATTATAAACTACTAACATAATTTTGTCAACTAAATAGTAGTATAGGAGATTCAATAATTATGCCATTTAAAGTCAATTTCGATTCAAGCAACTTTGTTAGTAGCATTGTAAACGATGTCAAGGGTGTTGTTAAAGGCGCTCTCGGCGATACTATAAATCAAAAGTTAGGTAGTCTAGGACCACTAGGCAAACTTGCTGCGAATTTTATTAATCAAACTGGTGGATTTGGCGCATCTAATAACAGAACAATATCAAGAGCCATTATTTCACAAAATAATGCCGATATAGGTGCTGAGGAAGATTGGCGTGTTAGTATTGAAGTTCCAAAAATCTTACTTAATGAAGGAGATATTCTTGCTCCATTAAGAGAATCAAAAGAAGCTTCGGTATTTAACACTAGAAATAGAATGATATTTCCGTTTAACCCAACAGTACTGCTAAGCCATAGTGCAAATTATTCTCAAATACAACCTACACATACAAACTATCCATATAATGCATATGAAAATAGTCAGGTAGATGCAATTACTATTACTGGTGAATTTTATCAAGAAAATGAAAACGATGCAAGGTATTGGATTGCGTGTTTGCACTTTTTACGAAGTGCAACTAAAATGTTTTACGGAAACAGCAATCCATTAGGTAACCCACCTGTTGTTTGTAGATTAAATGGATACGGTAAACACATATTAAATAATATGCCAGTTGTGATAACAAACTTTACAACAGATTTACCAGTAGACGTTGATTATATACAATGTAAGGTAAAAGGACAAGTAAACTATGTTCCAACATTTAGTTCAATAACAGTTACACTACAGCCACAATATGCAAGACGATCACAATCAGGATTTAGTTTAAATGAGTATGCTGGAGGCGGTCATATTGGCGGTTCCGAGGGATTTGTATAATGGAAAAAAATAGTTTAAGCCCGTATGCACGTACACCAATTAATCGATCCGGATATTTGGATATTTTAAGTCCTCGTCCTGTACCAATTAACAACGACGATATTTTATTTGAAATAACTTCTGAATACACATACCGTCCTGATTTATTAGCACACATTACATACGGCAGAAGAGAACTGTGGTGGGTATTTGCACAGCGTAATTTAGATATACTAAAAGATCCTGTATTTGATTTTGTTGCTGGCACTAAAATTTATCTACCTGACCCGTCTGCATTACGTAACACATTAGGATTCTAATATGCCAGCTATTAATTTAAAATCAGCAGCCAAAAAAGCTGCATCTAGAGCACTTGCTACAACTAATCCATTAGAGGCATTCGGCGGAGCAGGTCCAGATATTAGTTCTAAAGCAGGTGCAGTAAGCGGCATATCTTCCAAAGCTGGGCAAATAGGCGCAGCGGCGTTAGGAGGAAGCATTGGCGGATTTTTAACAGGTAAAGCAGATGCAGCTTTTGGTGATCTTATGGGAGCAACTGTAGGAAACGATTTACTTAATAATCTCCAAGCTAAACTTGGAAGTATAATTTCTAACTCGCCTGAACTTAATAGCCTATTTGACAATCCATTAAAATTAATAGAAAAGGGTGCAGCAGATCTCGCAGGAATTACAGGCGGCGAATTTGGACCTACAATTGAACAGTATAACAAACTAAAAGACGGAAGTGCATATGATGCGTTCAATAACGATGAATTTGCTCCTTCTTATCTCGGCGATGATTCTGCAGAAAGTAAAATACCTAATCCTTTAAGAAATCATAATGGATGTAATTATGTAATTACACTTGGAGTACTTGGTTCAGCAGAATATAATGATCCAAGTAAGTACAGAGATTCAGGAGGCTTTAAAAATTATATAATAAAAAGCTCAGGCGGCGACCTTGCTCGAAGAACACAAGTTCTAGATGAAACAGTTGGCGGCAAAAGTGACCATGCAGAATATTATATTGAGGACCTTGAAATAGACGCAGTAATTTCTCCAAATGCTAATACTAGAGTTACAGCAGGTACAGCGTTATCATTTACAGTTATTGAACCATATAGTATGGGTAACTTTATACAGTCTATAATTACTGCAACTAAGGCTGCGGGATATGATAGATATAACGAAGCTCCGTTTTGTATAAAAATTGATTTTGCAGGATGGAACTTAGGCGGCGAAACTAATGCTAATTTTGTACAACAACCAATGTTTATTCCTATCAAATTTATTAATATGGAATTTAATGTTACTGGTACTGGTAGCACGTATGCTGTTAAAGCAGTTCCTATGAGTGAAACAGGACTTCGTGATAACATTAATAAAATTAATACTCCTGTAAAAGCAGTTGGAACAATAGTACATGAAGTACTTGAAACAAATGATAAATCTGTAACAGGTGCAGTTAACTCACAAATTGAGGCTTTAGAAGAAACTGGAGCAATAGGTCCATATGATAGATATGTTATCTGTTTTCCAAAAACAAGAGCTGAAATAAGAAAAGTTTTACAAACCGGAACAGTTACTGATACTGCATTTATTACTACACCCGAAGAACGAGAAGCTCAACGCATTGGCACTGGAGAAACAAATGATGAATTAAATAAAGCAAATAATTCAAAAACTATTACAATTACTCCTCCAAACAACGTGTATGCAATATTTAAAACTTTTGCAGAAGATACTTCGCTAATGAATGAAATTGGGCTAAGTCCTCTTAATGTAGATACAAATGCCGGCGGAAATACTAGTGCAGCAGATGCTAATAATGTAACTGATTCAGAAACTGGCTTAGTAGATACTGCTAATGTTGCCGCGCAAACATCTGATAAAGCACGAGAGTTTCAGTTTAGTCAAAGTCAACAAATTACATCTATTATTGAAAAAATATTATTACAGTCTGAATATTGTGCTGAGAAATCAACTGAAGACGCTAAAAATGGAATGAATAAGTGGTTTAAAATTGACACACAGGTATTCATAGGCGAAAGTCCAATTACTGAAGCACAGATGGGACGTAAACCAAAAGTGTATGTGTATAGTGTTATTCCTCATGAAATTGACGAAGCTGTTACAGCGGCAGGAACTAGTAAACCAAAAAATACTAAAGGAATACGAGAATCTGCTGTTAAAGAATACAACTACATTTACACTGGAAAAAATGAAGATGTTTTAAACTTTGATATTAATTTTAATAATGCATTCTTAATGACAGCAAACTCAGATCTTGGTATGAGTAATGCTAACATAAGAGGAAAAGACGGCGACAAAACTATGACTTCTGGTAATGACTCAGATAGTGGCGTTGTTGTAAATGTTCCAGACAAAGATTTAAAATCAAATGATGACACTGGGCCTGAAACAGGTTTTGTAGAGAAACCAAAAGAATCTGCTGGTGCACATAGTAACGATGTTCGTAGAGTAGTTGCAGAAATGTTCCATGATAGAATTACAAATATGACTATTGATATGGTTAGTGCAGAAATGGAAATAATGGGAGATCCTTATTATGTTCCGCAACAAACAGGCAACTATGTGGCAGACATAGCTAATAAACCTGCTATTAATAATGACGGAACAATGAATTATCAAGATGGACCGGTATATTGTATTGTTAACTTTAGAACGCCATTTGATTACCAAGTTACAGGAGCAACAATGGAATTTCCACAAATTGTTCCAGGGTTTAGTGGACTGTTCCAAGTAAGAGCAGTAACTAATAAATTTAGCCAAGGAAAATTTACCCAAACTCTTAAGATGATTAGACGTAAAGGTCAAGACGATAAAGAAACTACAGGCAATAGCAAGTTTTTATCAATTGATAATACAGCTAAACTTAATAAAGACGGAACAGTAACAGATGGTACTGTAGGACAAAGTGGACAAAACATGATAGATTGTTTCCCTGCATCACAGAATGATGATGTTAGAAATAAATTACCTGCAATTGATTCTAAAACTGCAACTGCACTTGCTGCAACCGAAGCAGCTAAAGAAGCAGCAGCGCAGATTTCAGCACCAAGTTTAGAATCTGTAGTAGAAGGTATAGATTTTGGCATTGCAAAACTTCCGGATTTAAGCAAGATTATTCCAGGTGCAATCTCAAGTGGATTAAAAGACGCAGCATTCAGCGCAGTAGCAGGTAAGCTTGGCGGCGTAGCAGGAATTGCTGCCGGCTCACTAGCAAGTAATGCAATAGGCGGCATTGGAACAGCTTTAAAAGGCGGATACAACCCTACTGGTCTCCAAGCTGGACTTGCAGCAGGACAAAAGGCAACTGATGCAGTAACAGCTTCTCGCGCCGCAAATGAAAAAATTGCTAGTGTGTCTGGCGCAGCTAAATCTAAAGTTAGTTCACTATTAGGAGGCACGTAATGGAAATGAACGAAGACGGTGGCGTAGAAGATTTTAAAGGTTTTAGCGAACAATCAAACGCGGTTGCTGTAGAACCAGTTGGACCGTGGAAGAGACAAGACCTACCTTATCGACTAAAGTATAGACAGATATTTCAAAACACTGATGATATGTGGGAATATGGTTCTGATATTATATATAATGCTGCCCGCAGCTATCAAATTATTATAGTAGTTGATAATTCAGATGAAAGTGATTTGTTGTATCCTAACCAACCTAACTTCTGGGTAGGGGAACGTTATCTTTCTCCTGACTATGTTGGTGAAGATAAAGAATTTAAGGGTGACATTGATTTTTATCCATTATACAAACAAATGCAAAACTGGTATGAGGAACGCGGCGGTCCTAAAGATCTTAAAATTAGAGGTTCAATACAAGCGGGCAAGTATAAAAATGTTCCTGTTCTTCTTCCAGATCCTACAATGGACTATAGCCGACCAATTGTACAAACCTCTGCATCTACAGGAAAAACAAACGGAACTACTTTAATAACAACTACAGAAACACCTCCAGGAGCAGCAGGAAGTACAACAAAAAGTGAAGTTGTTGCTGCTGATGTTCAACAAGGTGACCAAAAAGTATATGACGATGCTATACTAAGGCAGTCAGCTGCAAGCAAAGCAAAAAAAGAATATACAACTGTTGTAACTAAAGGCGTAGACGAAGATGGATTTAGTTACACAGAAACAAAACGTGTAGAAGTTGTTCCAGGACAAGTTGGACCAAAAGCAATAACAGCTGAAGACCCGTTAGATGCATTTGGCGGCGTTGGTGATGTTGTTTCTCAGAAAACTATGATGCAACTGATAGCAGGAGGCGGCCCAGAAGTTGGTGAAAAACCATGTATACCATCTAACCCACCAGCAAGTGACGGAACAAGCGGCTCAGGAAGTACACCTCCAAAAGCAAAAGGCCCAGATGCTATTATAGCAGAAGCTAGAGCTAAAGCAGCAGCACCTAAGTCGGTACTTGTTGATAAAGCAAAAGAGTTAGATCCGTTTGGCGGCGCAGGCGACGATGTTACTGACACTGCTCCTACTACAGTAACTAACCCACCGTCAACTCCAACAAGTTCAGCAACGACACCAGATCGCCCACCCGGAGTATATATATATGAGCCACTGACTCCTGGATTTGATAGGTATGATTTTAATTCAGGCAAAAAAGTTTATACTCCCAACATTGGGCCTAGTAGAACTAAAGAAGCAATATCAACATGACCGAGGTAACATATGTCAGATAGTAATTATACAAGAACAACATCTAATCTTAAAGCAGGATTTAAAGATTCTGGACCTTATGAAGCTATTGTAGTTAATAATTTAGATACAAAGTATATGGGCGGATTAACAGTTGAGCTTTTAAAATATACTAGCGCAGGCAGCGCACCAGAACGTAGCGGACAGTTAATGAACGTTAGATATCTAAGTCCGTTTTATGGAGTAACTCCTAATGCTGCCCTTACAGCAAATGATGGGTATGAGCATACACAAAAAAGCTATGGTATGTGGATGGTGCCGCCTGATATAGGCACAAAAGTTCTTGTAATATTTGCTGAAGGCAATGCAAACTTTGGATATTGGATTGGATGTATACCAGCAGATTATATGAACTTTATGGTTCCTGATGGCAGAGCATCTACCGAGAACACAACAGGTATTACTCCTCCTCCGTTAAAAGGAAGAAAATTACCAGTAGGTGAATATAATAAAGCAATAGAAGCTGGAGAAAAGGTTGATCCTACTTTATTTGCTAAACCCTATAACAAAGACTTTACTGAAACTTTAGAAATACAAGGTTTACTAAATGACGAAGTGAGGGGCACAACTACAAGTAGTGCAAGGCGAGAAATACCTAGTATGGTATTTGGTATTAGTTCCCCAGGTCCTAAAGACCGCAGAGATGGCGCACCAGGTGTAGACATTGGCACTGATAAATCTAAAGTCAATGTACCGTCTAATAGGTTAGGTGGTTCATCGTTTGTAATGGATGATGGTGATGACAGATTTGTACGTGCAACACACGCAGAAGACGGTCCTCCAATTTATAAAAATATAGGTGCTAGAGAAACAGGCGGCGATAGAACTATTCCTCAAAATGAATTATTTCGTTTTAGGACAAGAACCGGCCATCAAATACTAATGAATAATAGTGAAGACTTAATTTACATTGGTAACGCCCGTGGCTCAACTTGGATAGAAATGTCTAGCGATGGTAAGATTGATATACATGCACAGGACAGTGTTAGTATAATGACTGAAAATGATTTAAACATTACAGCTGAACGTGATATAAACATGGAAGCTGGTAGAAACATCAATTTGAAAGCCACAGGCAGAACAACTGGTCCTACAAGTGGTAGAGTGCAGATTGAATCTTATAGAGACTTTAATCTATCTGTCGGAGCAAATAGTAAAATCACTGTTGGACAAAATCAGCACATAAAAGTAAAAAAATCACAATATATTGACACAACAAAATCATTGCATATTAAATCAGGACAAGATAACAGATTAACTGCTGGCGGTTCGACACATATTAATAGTGCAAAAGAACATAGAGAAACAGCCCAGTATGTACATATGAATGGCCCTAAAGCAGCTCAAGCAAGTGTTGCTAACCCAGTTGAAACATTAAGCACACAAACATTGCCACGTATTAAACCAGGTGGTGTTATATCCCGCTACGAAAGTATATTAACAAGATCACCACAACACGAACCTTGGCCACATCACGAAAACTTAGATCCATTAGCATTTAAAAAGATTGAAACAGATAGAGAATCACCAGGTTCGCTTGCTTCTGCAGATAGAGTAGTTACACCAGATACGTTTGATAAAAATTTACAAGGTAGAACATCTAGTGCGTATATACAAGGTAGTGGAGGAAATGTTAGTACTGGCATTATTTCAAGAGGTCCGGGAAATGGACAAACACCTGTAGCACCAGGAGATTATAATAGTAACTTTGACTTTGATCCAGAATTAGGTTCATTAAGTGCAAGATACGAATCAAGAGGAAATCCTGCAACTATTGGTTGGGATAGCACCGGCGGCTTTAGTTACGGTACATATCAGCTTGCAGCTAATCGAGGTGTTATGGGAGAATTCCATGCATGGTTAGGCAGAAACCATCCAGATTTAGCAAGCGGATTACTTCAAGCAGGTGGTCCATCGGCAGCAAAAGCCGGTACAGCAGCTTATAAAGCAGCATGGGGACAAATAATGTCGTCAGCAGAAGGCGCAGAAGCACAACACCAATATGCTGTTGTATCTTATTATATTCCAGCTTCCAGCCTAATTGTAAAGAAAACTAATCTTGATGTAAATCAAAGATCGTTAACTTTGCAAAACACTGTTTGGTCTGCTGCTATTCAACATGGACCAGGCGGAGCAAGAAACATTTATAAACGAGCTTTAGGACGTCTTGGCTACCCTACAAATAGTCCAACAACTACTGAGCCAACAGATGCTGCATTGATAAGAGCAGTATATTCAGAACGTCGAGCAAACAATGGTAGTAAGTACTTTAAAAGTAGTACAGCTTCTGTTAGGGCAAGTGTTGTTAATAGATTCCATAACGAAGAAGCAGATGCACTTAGAAGCCTACAACAAGAAGTTAAAAAAGCACAGGAAAATCCACCAAAAGCGTCACCAACAGATAATAGTGCCGCTACACAAACAGTAGCGCCGCATCGCACAGCAGCAGAACGGGGTAAATAAAGTATGAGCCAATTAGAAAAAAATCTTTATAAACGTGTAACTGTAAGTCAGCCTACAAAAATTGCAAGCTCTAATAGAAAATACAGAGGGTTTTCGACAGTTGCTGATGCTAAAAGCTTTAGCGTTTATGATTTTGAGCTTATTAAGCAAGATTTAATTAATCACTTCCATATAAGACAAACTGAAAAATTAAGCGATCCTACTTTTGGCACAATTATTTGGGATCTGCTATATGAACCTTTTACAATTGAAGTTCAAGAAGCTATAATTGAAGATGTTACTCGTATTATTAACTACGATCCTAGAATAAAAGCAGATGATGTAGTAATTGACACTTATGAGCAAGGTATACAAATTGACTGCACAATAACTGTTCTTCCGTTCGGAGTAACAGACCAATTACGCTTTAAATTTGATAAAGAAAACGGACTTCTTTAAATTTAAAAATTAAATACACACATTATCATTTCAGGTAAATACATTAGTAAACAAGGAAAATGATATGTCTTCAAATGATAGACAGTCCAGGCTATTAGTAGCTGAGGACTGGAAACGAATTTACCAAAGCTTTAGGAACGCAGATTTCCAAAGCTACGATTTTGATAACCTAAGACGCACAATGATTAACTATCTGCGTCAAAACTATCCAGAAGACTTTAACGATTACATTGAATCGAGTGAATATCTTGCGCTAATTGATATGATTGCTTTCCTTGGGCAAAACTTATCATTCCGTATTGATTTAAACGCTCGTGAAAACTTCCTTGAAACAGCAGAGCGCAGAGAAAGTGTATTACGTCTAGCACGTATGCTGTCCTACAATCCACGACGCAATCAAGCAGCTAACGGCTTGCTTAAATTTGACACAATTAAAACAACTGAAAATCTTTTAGATAGTAATGGTTTAAACATATCAGGTATTACTGTTAAGTGGAATGATCAAACTAACACAAACTATTTTGAGCAGTTTGTTAAGATTATGAATTCAGCATTACCATTGTCTAACTCAATTGGTAATCCTTTAAAAACTTCGTTGATTGCAGACGTGCAAACACAAAAATATCGCTTAAACGCTACAAACACTGGGCAAGCAATTTACCCGTTTACTAAACGTATTGAAGGTGTAAGCACACGCTTTGAAATTGTAAGTACAGACATATCAGCAGATAGCATTTTAGAAGAAGCTCCCTTACCTGGCAATAGTCCTGCATTTTTGTTTAGAGATGACGGCCAAGGCGCAGGCAGTAATAACACAGGTTTCTTTATGCACTTCCGGCAAGGTAAACTTGAAACAGGAAACTTTGCAGTAAGTAATCCAACACCAAATCAAGCAGTAGCAATTGATGCTGAAAATATTAACGATAGTGATGTGTGGTTGTTTGCACTAAACAGTGCAGGCTTTGAAAGTAATGAATGGTCAAAAATTGATGCTGTAGAAGGCAACAATGTTATCTATAATAGTTTGTTTAATAAAACTAGAGATGTATTTGCAGTAACAACACGAGTCGGCGATAGAATTAATTTGGTATTTAGTGACGGTGTATTTGGTAATTTACCTGCGGGAGACTTTAGATCATTTTACAGAACTAGTAATAATTTACGCAGTGTAATTACTCCAAGTGCAATAAACACAGTAAGTATTGATATTCCTTATCAGTCAAGAAACGGATCACAACAAACTCTTACAATTGGATTAAAATTAAATTACACAGTTAGTAACGGCACAGCAACTGAAACTAATACAGAAATTAAACAAAATGCGCCTGCTACATATTACACTCAAAACAGATTAATTACCGGTGAAGACTATAATATTGGTCCACTTGCAATTAGTCAAGATATTATTAAAACTAAAAGTTCAAATAGAATATCAAGCGGTATTAGTCGCTTCTTTGATCTAAAAGATGCTAGTGGAAAATATTCAAACACTAGTTTGTTTGCAGACGATGGAATAATTTATAAAGAAGAATTTACTGAAAAACAATCATTTACGTTTGCAACACAAACAGATATTGAAGGTATTATATATAACACTATTGAAGGTATATTAGGTAGTGCAACCGGACAAAACTTCTACCTTGGTAAATTTCCAAAAATTATTGTTAGCGATCTTAACGCAGCTTGGACACAGTCAAGCACTAGTACAAACCAAACATTAGGTTTACTAACAGACATTGATAGCAATGCATATACAGTAGGTACATTCACTGCAAATAGTTTACGTTTATTAGAAGCAGGAACAATGTTAAAGTTTGTTGCTCCTACAGGTAAACATTTTATGCCTAATGGAACACTAATGACTGACGGCGCAGGCACTGACCACTTAGGAAAAACATCATACAAATGGTGTAAAGTAATTTCTGTTTCTGGCAACGGAACAGTAATAGACGAGGACGGTATTGCTCCAATTGCACTAAATGATGTTATACCAACAGGTGCAATATTGCAGCAAGTTATACCAACTTATTCTAAAGTATTAATTAATGATGTAAAAGTACAATTAATTGATCAAGTATTTGAGTACAAAGATTTTGCATTAAGATATGATCAATATGATAGACAGTGGAAAATAGTATTAGCTGAAGACATTAACACACTTAGCGAATTTGCTACAGGTAAGGCAGGTGATAGCACTAGTGCAGCACTAGATGCAAGCTGGGTATTATACTTTAAAACAGACGGCGAAAAGTACACAATTACATATCGTAACTTGAGATATGTAATGGAAAGCTCAGACGAAATTAGATTCTTCTTTGACAGTGCTGATAAGATTTATGATCCATCATCCGGTCAAATTGTTAGAGACAAGATTGATATTTTAAACATCAACAGACAGCCTGGGCAATTAACACCATTTACAAGAGATTTTAACTGGACAATTACAGATGCATATAGAGATGTAGAAGGATATTTAGATAGCCGTAAAATACAAGTTCAATTTATTGACCTCGATGATGACGGAGTAATTGATGATCCTGATATCTTTGAACAAATTGTCGGTGAAGAAGATGTATCTATTTTAACAAAAGATAAAATTATATTCCAAAAGAAATATACAACAACCGATGCTGTAGAAGATTTTAAATATTTTGCAAACACTACTTCTGAAATACTTGTAATAGAAAATGAAGCAGCAATTGCTCCGTATAGCACACGTTTAGAAGGACAAATATTCTATTTGATTAATGAAAAAGTATTTAGAAAGCTTAATAAGGCGTTGAACAACACTGCAATTAATACAGATTATAAAGCATACTTTGGTCGAGCAGATTTAAAATTCCATTACACACATGTTGCAGATAGTGGATACAGAATTGACCCAAGTGCAAGCAATATTATTGACACTTATATAATGTCTAAATCATACGACACACAAGTAAAACAATATATTGCAGGAACAATTTTAACTAAGCCCAAACCTCCAAGTAATGATGAGTTGTTTAGAAGTTACGGCAGCTCAATAAACAAAATTAAAAGTATAAGTGATGAGATAATTTATCACCCTGTAAAATATAAGATATTGTTTGGTAGTAAAGCAAATCCAGATTTACAAGTTAAATTTAAAATTGTTAAAAATGCTAGTATAGTTATTAATGACAACGAACTTAAATCAGATATTATTGAAGCTATTAATAAATTCTTTGATATTGAAAATTGGGACTTTGGCGAAACATTTTACTTCCAAGAGCTTAGTGCCTATATTATAAACCAGCTGTCTCCTAAACTGGTAAGTATACTAATAGTACCGCGCCAAACTACACAATCGTTTGGTAGCCTATTTGAAATAAAAAGTGAGCCAGATGAAATATTTGCAAGTGCAGCTAAGGTGAGTGATATCGAAACTATAGACCAGATAACAGCAACTAATTTACAAGCAAGCGGTACAGTAATTAATGCTGTTTCGACTAGTATAACTTCAGGGATAACGAGCAGTGCATCAATACCAACAAGTACAAGTACAAATACAACAACTACTACAAGTAGTTTGTCAAGTAGCGGCTCGTCAAACAGCGGCTCAGGTGGAGGTTATAGTTACTAATGGCTAAGAATGATCAAAACGAAAGTGCATTACCAGTACCGGGTCAAAATAATAAAATAACTTCAAGTGACTTTTTACCTAAGTTTTTTAGAACACAAGCAAACAAAAAGTTTTTACAAGGCACACTTGATCAACTTATACAACCTGGTGTTGCTGAGAAGATAAATGGCTATTATGGTAGAACAACTGCAAAAGCTTATAAAACTTCAGACAACTATATAGATGACGTTACTACTGATAGAACTAATTACCAATTAGAGCCTGCTACAGTTATCAAAGACAACTATGATAATGTAACTTTTTACAAAGACTATAATGATTATATGGGCCAACTTAATGTATTTGGCGCAAACACAGATAATCACAGTCGTTTAAACAGCCAAGAAACTTATGCATGGAATCCAAACATTGATTGGGATAAGTTTGTAAACTTTCGTGAGTATTACTGGATGCCAAATGGTCCTATTAGTATTCCTGTAAGAGGACAAAGCAGAGATATTGTTAGTACATATACTGTTACTACAGAAGATCAAGGCGATAATATTGCTTATGTTTTTAATGACGGACTAACACGTAACCCTAACTTAAAATTATACCGAGGTCAAACATATCGATTTGAAATTGACACACCTGGTCACCCAATGGCTATTGCTATTAGTAGAACATTTACTCCTGGCACCTCTATTTTAACAGCAGGCACAACAGGATTACGAGCTAGTGGATTATTTGATGCAACACTTTATGGTAACGAATATGATCAAGGTGAGTATATTGTTCTTCCAAGCGGCGGCAGTGTAACATTTGCAGCTGATGATAATGTTTCAACACTGTACCCAGATGGTATCCGTAAGTTAGGTGAAGAAGGCGAAGAAGTAGCAATTGCATATGTTGAAAAAGGAACAATTGAATTTACTATTCCTTTTAATGCTCCGGGTAGACTGTACTATATTAGTAAAAACGCAGTTGATACTAGTGGACAAATTAGAATTTTTGACATTGAAGAAAATTCTTTCCTTAATATTGGCGAAGAATTAATAGGTAAGAAAACCTACAAAAGTGCAAACGGTGTAGAATTATCTAATGGAATGAAAATTAAGTTCCAAGGCGATGTATTACCAGCTATATATGAAACTAATGATTGGTATGTAGAAGGTGTTGGCGACAAAATTAAATTAATTAAAGACCGAGATTTAATTATTCCAGCAGCATACAGTGATACTAAGCTTGTAGCATTTGATAGTGACAACTTTGATACACTACCATTTGGTGATGCAACAGCGTATGCAACTAATAAAGATTACATTGTTGTTAATAGAGCATCTCCAGATAGAAATGCATGGAGTCGATATAATAGATGGCACCATAAAGATGTAATTTTACAAAGTTATAAATTTAATAATCTATCTAGGGATGTAGATGAATCTTCTCGTGCAAAACGTCCTATTATTGAATTTGAAGCAGGACTAAAACTAAACAATTTTGGTGCAGTTGCTAAACAAGATGTTGATTTAATAGATACCTTTACTACAGATGCCTTTAGCACAATTGAAGGGCAACTTGGTTATAATATTGATGGTGTTAATCTTGCTGATAATATGCGTATTTTGTTTGCAGCAGACACTGATACATTAGTAAGCGGAAAAATATACCAAGTTAAATTTGTTAAAATTGGAAACAATAGACAAATAAGTTTAATTGAAACTACTGACACACTACCGATTGATCTTGAAACAGTTTTAATTACACAAGGTGTAAAAAATGCAGGTAAGAGTTACCACTACCATGCTGCAAAATGGGTAACTGCACAAGAAAAAATAACACGTAACCAAGCACCTCTATTTGAAGTATGTGATGTAAATGGTAATAGTTTTAGTGACATTACTTACTATGGATCTACTACGTTTAAAGGTACTAAGTTATTTTCGTATGCAGCAGGCGAAGGCAACGTAGATACTGAATTAGGATTTGCATTAGACTATAAGTCTATTAATAACTCAGGTGATATTGTATTTGATTTTAATTTGTTAAATGATACATTTGAATATCAAACTGAATCTGACTTGTTTACTCAAAAAACTAATAGTGGTTACTTAAAGAAATACACATCACTTACTAAATTTGCAAATGTAAATGGATTTAGTAGCACTCCAACAATTAGTAAGCAATTTGTTATAAGAGAGTATGCAGCAACTACTATACAACCTAATAACTTTGCAATTGACGTTTACAATAAGTCAAGTAGTGTAACTGATTTAAAAGTAGTTGTATTTGTAAATAATAAATTGCAATTAATTACTACTGATTATACAATTAATAAAACTGGTGATAATGCAGTTATTGTATTTGTAAAAGATCTAGTAGATACTAATGTTGTTAAAATTAAAACAGACAGCAAGACTATTAAAAATTCTAAAGGTTATTATGAGTTTCCATATAACTTAGAACGCAATCCTCTAAACGATGATGTTAACCAATTTACACTTGGTGAAGTAATTGACCATGTTGATAGCATGCTTGAAGATATTCCAGGTTATACTGGTAGGTATCTTGGACCAAGTAACTTACGTGACTTAGGTGATTTAGATCGTTATGGCAAACGTTTTGTCAAACATAGCGGACCAATTAACTTGCCTCTATACCACGTAACTAATAAAGATTATAATATCGTAAAAGCATTAAAGTTTGCTAAAAGAGAATATTCAAGGTTTAAGAAAACATTTTTAGATACTGCTTCAACATTAGGCTACGACGGTCCAACTAAAGGACACGTTGATCTTCTTCTAAAAACAGTTAATAGTGATAAATTAAAGTCGCAGCCTTTTTACTTCTCAGATATGCTTCCAACAGGCACATCTAATAAAATTGATTATACAGTACTAGATTCAAGAACAACAGAATATCCAATTACTGCTGCATTTAATTTAACTACACTAAGTTCAACGAGTGTAATTGTGTACTTAAACAATGTACAACTAACACATATTAAAGATTATAATTTTAATATTCCTGGTTACGTTTCAATTAGCGCAGGACAGGTAGAAACCGACACAATTGATATTCACGAGTATGAGAATACAGACGGTAGTTTTATTGCTCCTACTCCTAGTAAACTAGGATTGTTTCCTAAGTATTATCCTGAACTAACAATAGACGATACTGTGATTGCAGCAGAGCCAGAAACAACAGGCCCGTTTAAGATATACGGCGAAGATAGTGCAACTGGTACTAGAGGTTGGTTCTATCCTGTGTACACTACTAAGAGTGCAGCAGGCACTGGCGCATTATCTAAGTCTTATACATTTGCAGGAATGAACAAACTGTTTTATATTCCTGCAACAGGTGCAACACTTGCTGGCATTGATGATATTGAAGTTACTGAATACCCAGTTGGTGTTGCGTTTATTAGAGGCCACGACGGCAGCTATATTAAAGCGTACAAAGACTTTAGAGACGAATTACTATTAGAATTAGAAAAGAGAATCTTTAATAATATTAAAGCAGAATATTCAACTGATAGACTAGACATTAATAAATTTATTGGCGGCGAGTTTAGAATTAATGAATTTACAAAAACTGAAATTGATAATACACTGCTTGGTGATTTTACGCAGTGGTTACAGCAAAACTTAAATAACCAGACGTATACAAACAATACGTTTTACAATAGAACTAATAATTGGACATTTAGTTATGCACAAACTACTTCACCAGACGGTAATGTAAACCCGGGTTTCTGGAGAGGCATGTATGTTAGAGCATTTGATACTGATCGTCCGCATAGCCATCCTTGGGAAATGTTAGGCTTAACAACTAAGCCAAGCTGGTGGAATACAGTTTATGGTCCGGCTCCTTATACAGGTGATAACTTAGTACTTTGGAGAGATTTAGAAGCTGGTCGAATTGCAGATCCTAAAAATACTAGAATTGATTTAAACTATGTGCGTACTGGATTAACTAATTTTATTCCAGTTGATAGCTACGGTAAATTACTATCGCCACTAGATAGTAGATATGCTAAAGATTTCCAAATTGGAAATGCTACACAAAACTTTAAGTTTGGAGATCACGCTCCAATTGAAAATGCATGGCGCAAAAGTTCAGACTATCCGTTTGCTGTACTAACTGCAATGCTATTAAACAAACCTGCAACAACAATGGGCTTAGGGTTTGACGTTTCGAGAATTAAGAAAAACTTAGCAAAGCAGTGGGTAGATATAGATACAAATAAACCTATTGTAATTAAAGATTTAAAATTACCTAATACATTTCAATCAACTGCACGGACTATGACATCAGGATTAGTAAATTATATTTACAATCTTGTAGCAAGTGATATTCTTACAGTTTACAATGGATACAAAACTGAACTTGCAGGAATCAATAACCAACTTGGTATTAAAATTGCAGGATTTACAAGCAAAGAAAAGTTTAATTTAATACTTGATAGTAGATCACCAACGCAGACTTCAGCACAAGATGGTATATTTGTCCCACAAGAAAACTACCAAGTATTCTTAAACACAAGTAGTCCTACTGAACTTGCAATCTTTAGTGGTATTATTATAGAACGTACTGAATTAGGTTATATTGTAAGAGGTTATAATTTAGAAAAACCTTACTTTGAATATTATCCACCACAAACTGGATCTAGTTTTTCAACTGTTACAGTTGGCGGCATAGCAGAAAAAGTACAGTCGTGGATTGCTAATACAGCTTTCCTAAGCGGTGAAGTATTAGAACATAATAATGTATATTACAGAGTTATTAATTCCTTTACTAGTGGCGTAAATTTTGAGCTTGATGACGTTGTTAAATTACCATCATTGCCAATTGACGGCGGCAGAACAGCACAGTTTAAGAAAGACTTTAATACTAATGAAATTAATACAGTACAGTACGGAACACGTTTAACTACAGCACAAGATGTTGTTGACTTTATATTAGGATATAGTATCCGACAATCAGAAATAGGATTTAGTTTTGATAATGTTATTAAAGGATCTAATTCAGTTGAAAACTGGCCCCAGAGTGCTAAAGAGTTTTTATTCTGGACAACACAAGGATGGGCTAATAACTCATTAATTGCAGTTAGTCCAGCTGCTAATTTATTAGAATTTAAAAGAGACTATCATATAGTTGATAATATTAAAGATGAATTTTATGGTTACAGTATTCTTAAAGCTGACGGATTATTTTTAGATTCAGAGTTTAATAGTTTATTAAGAGACCAAAATAGCTTTGGTATTGAAACAGTAGGAACAGAAGAAGGACTATATCACGTAGCATTGCCATTAGTACAAAAAGAGCATGTAGTATTAATTGATAATAAAACAGACTTTAATGATAATATCTACAATCCAAGTACAGGTTATAGACAAGAAAGAATACGTGTTAATGGTTATAGATCAGATAATTGGAATGGTGGATTAAACATTCCTGGATTTGTATATGACGATGCAACATTTACTGATTGGAAACAATGGAAAGATTATAAGATTGGTGATATTGTAAAATATAAGCAGTTTTATTATGTAGCAACATCTAATGCGTCAGGCGAACAAAACTTTAATGCTTCATCGTGGCATAGATTAAACGAAAAGCCAGTGTCAGAGTTAATAACAAACTTTGATTACAGAATTACGCAGTTTACAGATTTTTATGATTTAGATTCTGATAGCTTCGATATTGAACAGCAAAAAATGGCACAGCATTTAATAGGTTATCAAAAGCGCCAGTACCTTGCTAACATTATTAATGATGATGTAAGTCAGTTTAAATTCTATAGAGGTGCAATAGCAGACAAAGGCACAATGAATGTGTTTACTAAATTATTTGATGCACTTGGTAACACAACTGATAACTTGGAGTTCTACGAAGAATGGGCAATACAAGTTGGACGCTTTGGCGCAACCGATGATGTTGAACAAGTTGAGTTTAACTTAAAGCAAGATGAAATACAAGAATCACCACAAGCAGTTGAACTTGTAGATACTATTCCTGAAACTAACTTTGATAAGATTTACAGAATTTTGCCAAATAATGTATATGATAAGCCTGCTGGTTATACACATGCACCATTTCCAACCAAAACAATAACTAATGAATACATTAGGACTGCTGGTTATGCAAATGAAGATGATGTTGATTTTATTGTTGGGAACTTTATAGATCTTGCAGATGTTGATACTAATCAAATTAGACTAGGCGACACTATCTGGATAACCGATACTGATAGCAAGTCTTGGACAATTCAACAGTTAGTACGAGCAAATGTAAATGCACTAGATTTAAATGCACTTATTACTGCTGTTTCAGACAATGGATTAAATATTGTTGAAATAACTCTTGATAAATGGGTAGATGGTTTATTTGCAGTTGGCGATTATATTGGTATCCGGGGAGCAGAGCAATTTTCAGTTAACGGTTTGTATGAAATTGATAGTATTAATTTAAACACTGTACGTATAAGAGTTCCTGTAGGTAATGAAATAACAAACTTTGAAGAAGAAAAGTTTGCAATATCTATATTAAGAACTATAAGAGTTGACACAGTTGCAGGAGTTAATGCAGCAACAAATCAAGATATTTATAGCAAACAAAAATTATGGATTGACAAATATAACAACGAATGGGCTGTATTAGAAAACACTCCTGTTTATCTAAATTCGCAAGCAGTTACAAATCCAACAGAATACGATAGTACTGATCAAGGATTTAGTGATAGTGTAGCAGTAACAAAGAATAACAACAACGTCTTTGTATCTTCTGCAAATGACGGAGATGGCAAAGTACATGTTTATAGGAGAACTAGAGAACAGTCAGAGTTATTACTAGATCAAGAACTTACTATAGAAACTGATGATTTATTTACTAGATCAGATAGTGACTTTGGAAAAAGTATTGCAGTATCGCCAGATGGCGAATATCTTATTGTAGGTATTCCGCAAGCAACTTCTGTTAAAACACAATTAGCTTATAAAACAAATGCAGCTACTAGTTTAAGCACATTTGATTTCCAACCAGATGCAACATATGTTAAAAGTGACATAGTGCGTTACAGAGAAAGCCTATGGAAAGCAAATAGAGAAGTGTTACCGCAGATTGCAAATCAGCCATTTAGTACATTTGACACATATGTTAATTTAGCATCCGCAGCAGATGCTGATAGTACAACATTAAATCTTTTAGTTGCAGGTGATTCGGGATTAGCAACTAACACAACAAGTCACATGTTAGTGCGGGCGCCAAAAGATATGTATATTGGAACAACAGCCGGCGACACAATTAACTTATTTTGGAACCAGCGTAGTTTTACATTCCCAACATTAGATAACTATATTCCGTTTGAAGGGCTTATTCCAGAAATTACTGGAGCATTTTTAAGTCAAGATCATACTATTGTTGAAAAAATTGATCATGTAATGTTTGTTGAAACTTTTGTATCATTGCCAACAGTAGGCAGTATTGTAACAACTGACACTGGTAGTGCCGAAGTAGCATATGTAGGATCTCGCAGAGACAGTGCAGTTGTTTACCTTAAAAACACAAATGGTGTCTTTCCTATTACAGGTGAAATGTTTATTAATGAATTAGACTTTGTAGGATTTTATTCAGAAGCAGATACATATGCTACAAGTACAGCAATAGGCGGCTTCTGGATGATTAATACAGGATTTACTTATTCAAACAACAGTGTGTATTTTGAACAAGGTCGAGGCTTAGTGTATGCTGATGTTAAACTACAAGGCTCAGTAAGAGCTATTAATAACTATTATAATATTCAAAACACAGTTGGCACAATTGGTACATATGTTACTAACAAAAATAATGTAAGCTATATTGAACAATTGTCATATCGAGGTGATCCGTCAGGTGCTGATGCACAAGACGGTGTTGAGAGAGATCTTCCAAGTAATAAATTTATAGTTAGAGTAGGAAAATTATTTAGTGATTATGTAGCGCAAGGTGAAGAACAGCAATTCCGTTTATACAATCTTGACAACAGAATTATTGATGTTGCAAGTGCAGGATTTACATATGATATTTTAAACAAATCACAAACTATTGTTGATCTATGGGACGGCTATATTGACTTTACATTAACAGAATTTGACTTTCAAGGATTTGCATTTGAGCCACAAATTGGAGATGTAATTGAAGATATTCAAATTCCAAGAGATGGTCAGGGCGGTTTAGCACTAACAACTATTAGCACAAGTACTGCTGAAGTTACATTTATAAAACGTAATTTTAACTCTGTAAGAGTTTACTTAAAAGTACTAACAGGTCCTTGGGTAGAACAATCCAACATAGGACGCTTCCAGCTTCGCAGAAAAGCAAATGTTGGTTTACGTGGAGCAGGCGATGCTGATCGTACAATTGGTACTATAACTAATGTTAATAATAGCATAGTATTAGGAACATCAGAAGTTGGTAAGTTCTTAGTATTTGAACATTCTAGTAACTTTGACATTGTTGCTACTCCAAGGATTATTGATGAAGAATATTGGTTCTTTGATGAAACTACTGAGCAAGGTGTTGCCAGATTGTCTAATCCTCCGTACAGCTTAAACAAAGACTACACTCAAATTTATAATATACCTGCTGTAAAAACAGGAACAACTCCAACATTAGCAAATGAAGGTGCTGTTGCAATATATCGCAGATTGCCAGATGGTACATATAGAATACAACACACACTTATATCAGAATACAGGGCAGCAAACAGAAACTTTGGCTCTCAAGTTGCAATAGTACAAACTAATAATCGTTATACAATGTTAGTTGCTAGTGACAGTATTGTTAGTGCTAACGAAACTGATAGCACAGGTAGAAGAGTACACCCTGGATCAATTGAAGTGTTCCGTCATGGTACAACTGCATCTGATAGTTTCCAAGGCGATTATCAAATAAGAGCATACGCACTTGATGATATTGTAGTATTCAAAGATGATTATTATATTTGTCGTAAGGCAACAACAGCTTCGCAAAATGTTATTGTTGATCCAATTTACTGGGACAAAGTTAGCTGGCAGCATGGTAAAGATGCAAACTATCGTGGCACATTTGATAATACATATTCTTATGCAAAAGGAAATATTGTTGTACAAGATAATGCGTTATGGAAAGCAGCAACTAACATATCAGTAAGTGCAGCTATACCAAGTTCAACAAACAATTCTTGGACAAGCATTACTACAGATGTTGATTACTTAGGATACTTGCCAAACTTAACTGCAAACGCATTTTATAATGAATCAGTATTTGATCCTATTGAAAACATATTAGAGTTCAGTAAGAGTTTTGATATTAGTGACGATGCACAAGTTTTAGTTGTAACAAGTTTACAGCAGACTAGAACAGACAGTACAACAAACACAAAAATTGCAATTTATCGTGCAGTTGGTGAAAAATTCCAATTGGATCAAACAATCAATGCCCCTGATAATGTTACAGGTTGGGCAGATAACGTTTCATTAAATCCTGCAGGAACACAACTTGCTATAAGTTCAATGTTAAATGATACTGGTAAAGTTAATCAAGGCGTTGTTTATGTGTATACACAATCTGCAGGAACATTTAGTTTAACACAAACACTTACTCCTCCAAGCAATGAAGAAAGTGAAGGCTTTGGCTTTGGACTATCATATGGCGCAGATAACTTAGTAGTGTCTAGCTTAAATGGTGATCAAACAATTCCAACAACGTTTGATGTTAAATTGTTTACAGATACTGAAGATACTGCAACTACCTTTGATTTTGAATTTACAAACTTTAGAAATATTAAACTTGACAAAGGTTCAGTATACGTTTACGAAAATATTAATAGTAACTTAATATATTCAGAGCAATTTATATATCCACTAACACAAACTACGTTTGGCGAAAACATTTATACTAACGGTAACCATGTGTATGTAGGACTTCCAGATCAGCTTGCTGGTGAAACAGATAATTTACCGGGCAACAAAGGCCAATTACTTGACTTTAGAAAAAATGCAACTACATTTGCATGGAGTGTAATTAACGAAGGTGTTACACCAGTAGACGTAGATAACATTAGGGGTATGTTCTTATACAACAAGCGCGAAAACCGTATTGTAAGTTATATTGATTATATTGATCCAGTGCAAGGTAAGATTGCTGGACCAGCTGACCAAGAAATTACATTTAAAACTCCATCAGATCCAGCAGTATATAATACAGGTAACAGTGCAGACAGCAATGTTGATGCTAATAGAGCATGGTGTGAAACACATGTTGGCCAAGTATGGTGGAATATTAGTACTGCTAAATTTACACATGCATATCAAGGCTCAACAACGTTCCAAAAAACTAATTGGAATAAACTTACTCCGGATGCAAGAATTGATATATTTGAATGGGTAGAAAGTAATGTTATTCCAAGTATTTGGGATAGTGTTGCTGACACACCTAATGGTACACCGGCTGGCATTAGCGGAACAAGCTTATTTGGTGACACTAGATATTCAACAAAAATAAATTATAATGAAACTAGTAAAACATTTAGCAACACATATTACTTTTGGGTAGTTAATAAAGTTACTGTTCCTGTAGTAGAAAACAGAAAATTGAGCATTATTGATATTGCAGCACTTATTGAAAATCCAAGAACACAAGGTTATCCGTTTATAAGCTTACTTTCAGATAGTAAGTTTATACTTAACAACTTTGATTCATTTGTTAACAGCGATGATTTAGTGTTGAATATTAAATATTCAACTGGTGCTAAGAAAACACAGAACGTACACAGTCAGTACAAACTAATATCAGATGGATTAGATGTAAGTAAGCCTGATCCAGATATTGAACGTAAATGGTTTGATAGTTTAATTGGGTTTGACAGCAATAATAGAATTGTTCCAGACCCAACTATATCCGTTAAAAATCGTTATGGTGTACAAAATCGTCCAAGACAAAGTATGTTTGTTAATAGATTTGAAGCACTAAAACAAACCATTGAAAGAATAAATTTAAAGTTAGCTGAAAATCTTGTAGTTGACGAATACGATATTGCAAAATTGTCAACTAAAGATATTGCTCCTAGTTTAATTTCAAAGCAGTATGATTTAAAAATTGATACACTAGCAGATCTTACATATGTAAGCACAAATAAAATTACTCCTGCTGTGCTAACACCTATTATTACTAACGGCAGAATATCAAGAATTAATATTACTGATTCAGGCAGAGGTTATAAAGTAGCACCTAGTTTTACTATAAACGGCGAAGGTGCAAATGCTGAATTTTCTACTACTATTAATGCTTTAGGACAAATTGAATCAATTACAATTACTAGTGCAGGCAGCGGATATGACCAAACTACTACTATCACAGTTAGACCGTTTACTGTATTAGTTGTTGCAGACGAAAATGTTCAAAACAAATGGGCATTATACTCATGGAGTGGAACTGCTTGGTATAGAAGAAAACTACAAAGTTATAATGTAGACGTTTATTGGGATTATGTTGATTGGTATGCCCCTGGCTACAATCAGTTTTCAAATATTAACGACACAATCAAAGGTTCATATCAGTTGCCAAGCTTAGATAACACTATTGGTAACATTGTAAAGATTGAAACCGTTGGATCAGGCGGTTGGTTATTACTACATAAAATTGACGATCAGGATACTGAAGATTATACAATTAACTATAATACTATTGGTAGACAGAATGGCACAGTTCAATTTAAAGATACTTTGTACGATTATGGTAAAAACACTGTAGGCTTTGATAACCGTAGTTTCGACAGTAATTTTTATGATAATAATCCTAGTGTTGAATTGAGAATTATACTTGAAGCTATTAGGGATAATATTTTTGTAGGCAAGTTAGAAGTTGAATACAATCAGTTGTTTATGGCTACATTACGATATGTAATGACAGAACAACAGTCAGTGGATTGGATGTTTAAAACTAGTTTTGTAAAAGCAAAGCACAATAGAGAAACATTAAACATACAAGACATAACATTTAATAATGATAATTTAGCAAGTTACCAAGAGTTTGTTGAAGAATTTAAACCTTATTCAACAAAAATAAGAGAATTTGTTAGTGAATATAATGCAATTGATCCTACAAATAGTAGTATTAGTGACTTTGATTTATCCCCAACATATAATACTCTTACTAACACAATTGACCCAAGTACTGCAACTATTGTTGATGGCGTAATTAAAACTGAAAACTTAGATACTGCAAAATATCCTAGAAAAAATTGGAAAGATAACTTAGGTTTTCAAATTACTGAAGTTAAACTAGGTGGAGGCGGCACTGGATTTACATTTGAACCCACTGTTAAATTAATAGGCGGCGGCGGCGCTGGCGCAACAGCAAAAGCATACTTAGGATATGGTAAAATTACTAAGATTAAAGTTACCAATCCAGGAACTGGTTACACTAGTTCTCCAACAGTTGTTATATCAGGCTCACAATTAGAGACCGGAACTGTAGCAACTGCTACTGCGGTATTAGGCAATGGAGTTGTAAGAAGTCCAAGCGTTAAAATTAAGTTCGACAGAAACAGCGGCAAGTTTACATTTAGCACATTAGCTAAGTCTGAAACATTTGCAGGAACAGGGTTTGAAACAAGATTCTTCCTAGCATGGCCAATGGACCGGGCTATGAAAAAAGTTAGCGTATATGTAGATAGTGTATTACAGTTACGTAGCAAGTATACTTTTACTAACATTGTAAATTTTGATAAAACATATACTAGGGAGCAAGGAAAAGTTATATTTGCAACTCCTCCTAAAGTAAATGCAGTTATAAGAGTAGACTATAATATTCCATTAAGTATGTTAGGAGCAGAAGATAGAGTTAATCTTGCATACAATCCAATTGCAGGAATGTACGGTAAAGACTTAGCACAGCTAATGACAGGTATCGATTACGGTGGAGTTGAAATACGTAGCTTTGATTTTGCAGGTCCTGCAGGATTTGACACAGACGGCTGGTATACAGATGCATGGGACGAATTTGATAGCACGTTTGAAGATGAAATTTTTACATTAGATGGATCAACAATAGCACTTCCATTATTAACTCCATTAGAGAATGGTGTTGTATATAATGTTTATTATAAAGACACTGGAGTTAATGCAAATCCAGTAAGAATTGACGCAGGCGATTATATAGCAGGCACTCCAGGAAGCTCTGCAACAAATGCTAATGCAACTATGTTGAGTATTACTGGTGACGGTACAACTAATATTATATATACAGATGACTTTAATCTAACAGCAAAAACAATGTCCGATGGTGATACAATCATTATTAGAAAAGCAACTAGCGATGGCGCAGCAACTCCTGATACTAACAGTTACGATACTGCACTTAGTGGCGGAGATCTAGCGTATGCAACTGCTAAGGGTCTTGCAGCAGAAGAAATTATTGTAGACGGTGACGGATTTGTTACTCCTACTACTTCAAGCGGTCCTGAAGAATTGATTCCAGGACAAGTACTTGACACATTAGATATTAAAGTATTTACGAGAGATAGTGCAGGCCAAGGTGTTATTAACAGTCAAAGCTATATTATGGATAGCACATTAACTTATAACTTAGGTGTTACTCCAAATAGTAGTGACGCAGTTATTATAAAAGTTGCTAATATTATATTACCACAAACTGATTATACAATTAATTGGGCTGCAAACACTGTAACACTTAATACAGCAACAGTAGGAGCAGAGCTTAGTATTGTAGCAGTTGCACAAGGTACACAAAATATACTAGACTTTGGAAAGTTAACAGGCGACGGTTCAACAGTTCAATTTGAAACTACTGTTGATTGGGAATCTGGTGCAACTGTATATGCAAGTATTAACGGCATACAAAAAACAGTAGTAGCATTTAAGTCTGAAACAACTCCTAAGACATCTATTAGGTTTGACGAAGTAGTTGCTTTAGATGCAGTAGTGAATTATACTGTATTTGCAGCTGATGCACAAATTAATTATAGTCAAATTACTAAAGATACGTTTACTGGTGACGCAGCAACAACAGCATTTACTTTAGCAAATGCTCCGTTATACGCCACACCAACCGAACATAATGTAATTGTTAAAGTAGATAATACTATTTTAAGTGCAGGATACAATATACAGTATATAATTCCTGAAAATAGCCAAAGAGAATTTCCATTAGAAATATTCCAAATGCCAGCAGGTAGTTTAGCTGTTGCAGATCTTAAGGTATTCTTAAACGGTCTTCCAATTACAACTCCGCTATTTTGGCGCTTTGAAGCTACAAACAGTGCTATTACACTAACAGACGAAGTAGGAGCACCAGGCGACTTACTAGAAATGTATGTGATTACAGATGGCGATTATAGATTAGATGGATCTACAATAACATTAGATACAGCACCAGATGCAGGAGCAGTAATTGAAGTAATTCAGTTTACTAACCACAACTTGCTAGGCCTTGAGCGTATGACTTATGATGTAGTCAACAGATCTACGCTACTTGAAACACAGGTTGATTATGTTACATACAATAGATTAACTGTTGGCGAAATTACTTTACGTAAACCTGCAATTGATGCACAATATGTATGGATAAGTGTAAACGGTGAGCTATTGACACCTAGTGTAGACTATTCTGTAACTGACGACAGGCTAAAAGTTCAATTAGTAAGAACACCAGCAGCTAATGATATTATAGAAGTTATTCACTTTACTTCTGCAGCAAGCACAGCTAAATTTGCATATAGACAGTTCAAAGATATGTTAAATAGGACACATTTTAAGCGTCTTGATACAGCAGCTACTAAACTAGCACAACCATTAAATTATTATGATTTAAGAATTGAATTAGATGATGGCACTGAATTAGCAGAACCAAACAAACAGCAAAACTTACCTGGCGTAATTTTTATTAATGGCGAGCGTATTGAGTATTTTGTAAAAGAAGTTAATACCTTACGCCAGTTACGTAGAGGCACATTAGGTACTGGGGTTAAGACAACTTACCCAGTTAGTACTAAAGTTTTTGATCAGAACATAAGTAAAACTGTTCCGTATAAAGATAAAACTCTAGCGTATAACGCTACAGCAGACGGTGTTACAAGTGTGTTCACAGTTGGGTATACAGTTGCATCAATCAACGAGATTGAAGTGTTTGTAGGCGGTACACGTATGCGTAAGACAGCATTAGATGTGTTTAACCCTGTAACAGCGTTAGATAGCCCAGAGGGTGATACTAGTGTTGTAGCAGACTTTACATTCGATGTAGATACTAATGCAATTACATTACTTGCTACACCAATAGAGAATGCAAAAGTATCAGTAATGAAAAAAGTAGGTCAAAGTTGGACTTCAAGTGGCACAACTTTGGGCAATACAGAAAATGGCATTGCAAGATTCTTACGTGCCGGAACATCTGAGCTACCTGAATAAATACAGTATAGGAAAAAATTAAATGAGCGATAACATGCAAGATACAAACGGAGTACTAGTTCAGGGACATATTAAGATATTTGACCCTGAATCACAAAAGGTATACATTGACAAGCGCAATGCAATTCATTATGAAAATATGAGTCTTGCACTTGCTGAAAGTTTGTCTAATGCAGGCGAAGGATTTATATACGATATGAGCTTTGGAAACGGCGGTACAAGCGTTGATCCAACTGGTATTATCACGTATCTAACACCTAATAGCACAGGAACTAATGCAAGTCTATACAACCAAACCTATACTAAGGTTGTTGATGACAGAAGCGTAAACAACACTGATCCTGCAAGAAACAAGCTAGAAACTAGGCATGTTAGCGGAACAAACTATACTGATATTGTAGTAAGCTGTTTACTTGATTACGGCGAGCCTAACGGACAAGATGCATTTGATACTGCAAGCGCAACTGACAGTCCTTATGTGTTTGACGAATTAGGTCTACGTAGTTATAGTGCTGCTGGTACTGGACGACTAATTACACATGTTATTTTCCACCCAGTACAAAAGTCACTTAACAGATTAATCCAAATTGATTACACAGTGCGTGTACAAAGTTTGGCAGGGTAAGGAATAAACTATGCCATATACAATAAATTATACAGATACTGATAATAAAGGTAGTATAACTGTTGCAGACAGTACACTTAACAATGAAACTACTTTAAGATTTCCTGGTCGTGGCACAACAGCATACGGTCAAGCAGTAAATGAAAACTTTTTACACTTATTAGAAAACTTTGCAAATACTACAGCACCGTTACGTCCAGTAGAAGGACAACTTTGGTATGACAGTACAGCAGGAGTAGATCAACTTAAAGTGTATGACGGAACTAACTGGGTAGCAAGCGGTGGACTTAAAAAAGCAAGTGCTGCTCCAGCAGTAGCAAACTCAAGCGCAGGCGACTTGTGGGTTAACACAGAAAGTCAGCAGCTATATTTGTTTACAGGTAGCGCCTGGGTACTAGTTGGACCGGATTTTAGTGATGGTCTACTAACAGGAGCACAAGCACAAGCAATTGTAGGTACAGATGATATAACATATAATGTACTTGCAATTAAAGTTGAAGATCAACCAGTAATTATTATTAGTAGTCAAAGCTTTATTCCAAAAGTATCTATTAAAGGATTTAGAACTGGTATTAATCCTGGTATGAACATTGCTGATGAAGCAATTGTAGGCGTACAAGCACTTAAATATTATGGAACTGCTGAAAAAGCAGAAGCATTAGTAGTTGGCGGCACATCAATTGCAGCAAGTAACTTTTTAAGAGGTAATGCTGCAAGTAGCACAGACTATCAATTAAGTGTTAAAAGCAATGACGGAATTAAAATTGGTACAGGCGGACAGCTAAGTTTAGGTATAGACGGCGAAACTGGAGTTATACAACATAACACAAGTGGATCAAGTATTGACGTTAGAATGCGTAACGGAAACTTAACGCCAACTGTTGTAAGTATTAATAGTGAAGGTAATGTTGGAATCAACAATAGTGCTCCTGAACAAGCAATTGATGTTAAAGGTAATATTAAAATATCTCCTAAAACAGGAGAAGCAGAAACAGGTGTGTTACAGCTTACTAGTACTATTAATTCAACATCAATTGGTACAGGTAGTATAATATCAACAGGCGGCTTAGGTATTGCACTTAATGCATACATTGGCGGAAACGTTGATATCGGCGGTGTACTACAAACTGGAAATGTTGCACCAGATGCTAACAGCACAAGAAATATTGGTACATCAATTAACAAATACGATCAAATACATGCTACAACATTCTTTGGAAATATACAAGGTAACGTAAGCGGTACAGTAAGCGGCAGAGCAGGTAGCTCAGACAGACTAGCAAGTGCTACAACGTTTGCACTAAGTGGCGATGTTGAACCAAATAGTTTTGAATTTGATGGACAAACAGGTGGCAGTACAAAAACCTTTGCTGTAAGTATTGCTAATAGTTTTATTAGTAACAAGACTGTTACTTACGATGCAGGCAATGCAGATGAATTACTATTAAATGTAACCACAGGAACAACTGGTGTTTACAAAATTACAAAACGTAACTTCTTAAAGACAATACCCCTTGTACCAGCAGGCGCAATGATGCCTTTTGGTGGAGTAGATTCCCCAACAGGTTGGCTACTATGTGATGGTAGTGAAATTGCTAAGTCTGATTACAACGAATTATGGTTAGCGATCTCGCATAACTTTAAAGATGCTAGTTTAGTTAGTGACAATGGCGTTGCTAAATTTACATTGCCAGACTTTAGAGGCAGATTTGCACTAGGTCTTGACAACATGGGCGGTCCAAGCGCAAACAGAGTTGCAAATATTGCTGCTGATGCTATAGGCGGTAACGCAGGTGCAGAAACAACAGGTATTGGTACTTCTAACTTGCCAGAACACGAGCATGATTTTGAGGGAGCAAGTGGTACACAGTTTTATGGTGTTAGAGTTGGCGCTGGCGAACCAGTAGATGCAAACGCTATTTCACTTCCAATTGAATCTGGATTAGGTGGCACACAAGGTATTGCATCAAGCGGAGGCATTAAAACAGATGCAACCCTAGGAACACCATTAAATGTTATGAATCCTTTCTTAGCAGTTAACTATATTATATATACTGGAGTATAACATGAGCTATCAACTAAACAAAACAGACGGCACATTGCTACTAGATTTAATTGATGGACAAATTGACACAGCTAGTACAAATCTTACATTAGTTGGTAGGAATTATACGGGCTACGGTGAATCTTTTAACGAAAACTTTATTAAATTACTAGAAAATTTTAGTAATACTGCTGCACCTAGTAATCCACTAACTGGACAACTATGGTGGAACAGCACAGATCAAAGATTGCAAGTGTATGACGGATTAATTTGGAAATCAAGTGGTGGTCCAATTGTACAAAACACTCGACCACAGATGGTTGCTGGCGATCTATGGATTGATAACCTAAACAACCAAGTATATGCGTTCGACGGTACTGACTTAATGTTAATGGGTCCGCAATATACTAAAACACAACAAAAAAGTGGATTCGAAATTGGTAGTATACTTGACTCACAAAGTAGGTCACGTACAGTTGCAAATTTATATGTAGGCGGAACACTTACAGCGGTAATTAGTAGCATTGAATTTACCCCAATTTATGCACAACGAGTACTAGGATTAGTTACAGCAGCAAATCCAAATGGTATTATTAAAATTGGTATGAATATTGTTGATACTGCTAACTTTAAATACAGAGGTATTGCAGATTCTGCAAACGCACTTGTTACAGCAGGCGGCATAGTTAGAACTGCTGACAGTTTCCTTCCATCAACTGCAACAGGTATTACAACAGGTACACTAACAATTCAAAACTCAGGTGGTTTAACAATTGGACTATCACAAAATAACGTACAAAAAGTTGTTGGTCCACGTTTTTATATTGAAAACCAGCTTACAGATCACGATTTAAGCTTACGAGTTAAATCAAGCACGTTTGGTGCTATTTCGGTAGACGCAATTTATGTAGATGCAAGCACAGCTAGAGTGGGTATTTTTACAACCAACAGATTACCAGCTTATACACTAGATGTTGAAGGCGATATACGCTGTACAGGTAATTTAATTGTTGAAGGCACTAGAGTTGCACTAGACGTACAAACACTAAGAGTCGAAGATAAGATTATTGAAATTGGTGTGATGAACGATAGTACTGAGCTTACAGATGCCCAGGCAGACGAATCAGGTATTAGTGTTAACAGTCTTAATGGTAGTAAAGATATAATTTGGAAAAATGCTACAAATGCATTTACTTCAAACGTAAACTTTGATTTGTTAGACACTGGTAAAACATATAAGATTGGAGGTGTAAACAAACTTACAGATACTAGCTTAGTAAATGTTACAAACGCACCAGACTTAGCTCAAATAGGCACACTTACTGTACTACAAGTTGATGAAATTAATGTTAATGGTAAGACCATTACTTCAACTAATGATATGGCATTTGTATCTACTGCTGGTATAGCAATTACAGGTGGTGGCGATATTAATGTTACTGATGCACAAAAAATTACAGGTGTAGGCAAAGCAGTTAGTGCTAAACAAGCAGTAATACTAGGAGCAGCAGAATCTACAGCAGGTACAGTTGCAACTAAAGCATACACAGATGAAGAAATTGCTACATCAGATCTTGCATTTAGTATGGATATTACTGGTATGGGAACAAGCACAGCATTACAAAATGCGCTTGCGTCATATTTAGGTGATATGTATCCTGCTGCAACATTAAACAATCATAAAATTGCACGTATACACACAACATCATATGCTGGAGCAACAGTTGAAGGTGTGGATGTTGAAAGTGCTAAAAATGTAAGTTACATTGCTGTTGATAGTAATGGAACACAAAACGAATCAGTCGTACAAGACGTTGTGTTTGCTGCTGAAGGCGCAAGCGGTTCGGTTGTTCTTACACCGGGAAGAACTTTAATGGCATATAAATCGAATGGAACGGCATGGATTTATCAGTCAACTACGGCGTACTAAGAAAAACGATAAATAATATAATAGCACTAGGGGTTACATAATAATGGCATATGCAATAGATAGATACAATAACACACTGTTAACTACAGTGGAAGATGGTACAGTTGATCAAACAACTGACCTTAAATTCATCGGTAAAAACTACGCAGGTTACGGCGAAATACAAAATGAAAACTTTTTGTTTTTGCTGGAAAACTTTAGCGGAGCAAATCAACCAAGCAGACCAATTAGCGGTCAGGTCTGGTTTGATAGTGCAACAAGCAAATTAAAGTTTTATGATGGAACAAAATGGCGCACAACTGGTGGCGCTGAAATCGGCGCAACACAACCAACTGGTTTAGCTATTGGCGACTTTTGGTGGGATAGCGGCAATGATCAGCTATATGTATTCAACGGTACAAGTTTTGTACTTATAGGACCACAGAACGCAGGCGAAGGTGTAACCCAAATGCAAAGCCTCGAAGTTCTTGATACTACAAGTGCTACAAGAGGAATAATTGCTAGTGTTATTGAAGATGGAACAATTTTTGTTATAAGTCCAACACAGTTTGACTTAAAGTCAACTGAAACAGCATTAATTGGCCAAGGTTATGATAGAATTAATAAAGGTCTTACATTAAGAAATACTAAACTAGCAACAGCAGGTGTTACTAGTACAACTGATAGATTCCACGGCACAGCAACAAATGCTGATAAGCTAGGAGGAGTTGCAGCAGCAAACTATGTACAAACAGGTATAGGCAACACAGTCTTTACAAGTGCAGTTGAATTTCCAGATGCAGGTGCATTAATTGGTGATTCAAACGATCTACAATTAAAAATTGATTCAAACGGTTATGACGGCATAATTCAAAACGTTACGAACAGTGGCGCAATTAAACTAAAAGTTACTAGCGGTGCAGGCGTATTAACACACGTAGCTACAGTTACAGCAACTGGAATAGTTCCAGCAGTTGATAACACATTTACACTAGGTAGTGCAAGCGTAGGATTTTCAAATGTATATGCAACTGCATTTACAGGTGAAGCATCTAAAGCAACTACACTACGAGTAGGAAGTGACTTCCGAAGTGCTGATGCAAGTGCTACAAATAATACAATTGCTGTTAGAGATGCAACAGGCAACATTGCTGCAAACTTATTCCAAGGTACTGCAACACAAGCACGTTATGCTGACTTAGCAGAAAAATATACAACAGAAAAAGAATTACCAGCAGGCACAGCAGTTGCGGTATGCACCCATGAAGGTTACGAAGTAGAGCCAGCAGGCACAAGTAATCATTGTATTGGTGTTGTATCAACTGATCCAGCATATATGATGAACAGTGAAGCTGACGGACAATACATCGGCCTTAAAGGACGTCTTCCAGTAAGAGTTAAAGGACCTGTAAATAAAGGACAGGTGATTTATGCATGGGCAGATGGTGTATGCGGTACTGTTGCAACAACAGCAATGGTAGGAATTGCACTTGAAAGCAATGCCGAAGAAGATGAAAAGTTAGTCGAATGTGTATTGAAGGTATAATAAAAAATGGCAGATATAACAGCAGCACGAATTAACAATTTACAGTCTAGTATTTCACTTATACTAGGAACTGGGTCTGGCCAAGATGGTTACGGACAATCAGTAACTAGTGTACCTGTTAATAATACAGGCGATGTAGTTGAAGCAGCTGATATGAATGCAATTTATGCTGATATTCTTAAAGCAAGAGTACACCAAGTAGGCGCAGGCGACATTGGTATTGCTGAAGTTGTACAAAATCTTAATACAGTAGCAGAAACTACAAGTACATTTGTTAGTGATGCAGGTGTAACAACTGTCGATCCAGATGGATTTAAAAAGGGCGTACTAGACTTTGAAAGTTTAATGACGCAAGTACAAACTGATAAAGCAGTAATGCACCTCAGTCAGTCTGCATTAGAACCTGCAATAGCAAGTGCAAGATCTAGTAACTGGAACGGTTTAATTTATCATGAAGTAGCAGTTACATTTACATCTGCAAATACAAGAAGATTCTTTTTTAACACAGGCGGCGAACTTAGAATAAGCGCAAACAACACAGGTGCTAGTACTCCAAAAGGACTTGATTGGGCTGCATTATGTTCAGAAGTAGGAACTATTAAATTTAATGCAGAAACAACTACAGCAACAGGCGGTGGCGGTTCGTCAATTGGTAATTATGATTTAACAAGCTCTTATCAAGACATTTATACAAAAACTGGTTCTGGTAGCTATAGTGGTGTGTATGCAGGAAACCTTTATACTGTTAAAGCACGTTCAGATATTCCAACACGTATTATATTTAGAATTGATTTTAACGATGTAGTTGTTGATAACAATGTTGATAACAACGTTGATGGCAGACTGGAAAGTACTTTACAACATCTCCGCGCAGACAGTGGTGTAACAGTAGTAGCACCGACTTACTTTAATAATCAAGCACTAGCATAATCAAACATAACAACGCAGTGATATTTTTAAATAAATACATTGACAGCAAAAGAGATTGATTAATGCCAACAACTATACTAGCAGATGAATATAACGCCCTCAGAACCGTAGTAAACGAGGTACTCGGCGTTTCTGACATTGTCAGTCCTAGTTATGGCTATGGACAAACAACTAGTACATTGTCTGTTGCCGGCTCACGAGCCTCAGTTCCAAATGCTGATAAAGTTACAGCACAAGATTACGAAAACCTATATATTGACTTAATAAGAACACGATCACACCAAGTAGGTGCTAGTCTTGCTATTGATGAATTTGTAATTGGCGACTATGATACAAACACAGCAACCGCTGACAAAATTGAAGAATCGTATATACAAGGATTAGTAGCTTTAGGAAATAATATTATAACTGACAGATTCCTAGTTGATTCTGCTAATTTAACTGTTGAAGCTTTGCCAAGTGCGTCTAGCACTAGACCCGAAACAGGTACATGGTTAACTGAAATTAGTACTATTTTTAAAATTGTATTTCCAACTGCTGAACAAAGGCGTCATTATTTTAACGCAGGCGGCGAAATACGCTTTAGCGCATCAGTAGGATATACAGGTAGTCAACCTAAATCAGTTGATTGGCAAACAATATTAAACAGTATGGGAACAACAAGCTTTAAAGGTGAAAACACTGTTAATAATGCAGGTGTTGGTACAGGATCTAATATAGGAAGTTACGATCTTAATACAAGTTACCAGCTAATTTATTCAAGAAATAGTAGTGCTGTATATGCTAATAATGAATACAGAATATATGCTGCTGAGTCTGCAACAAGTGACGGAACGTCTACGATAATTTTTAAAGTACAATACATAGACGGTACTCCAACTGATCCAACTTACGGAACTGATGAAGTTGTATATGGAAGATTTAACAGCATTATAGAAACTGCAAGAGCAAACAGTTCAATAAACATTAACGGCACACAGCATAATGCAGTAGTTATTACTACAACACCAACAGCTATACTAACTCGACCACTTTCCTAACCAATCTCCGCTTGACAAACCCTTAATTTTAATATATACTAGTAGTAATAATAAACTAGGAGTTTAACTATGGATGAGCGTTTAGAGAAAGCACTAGACTTTTCTAATTACATGCTAACACTCAACAATCAGAAACGATTGTTAGCAGAAAAATACCAAGAATCATTAATACACTTTTATAGCGGATCACAGTTTACAATTACCCGTGAACTAATTACGTTTGTAAGTACAATGGTACATGCAGAACAAGATGAAATTATTATTACTGATGATAACGGTATTCCGTGTATGGTAGAAGACTTGAGTGTCTTTTATGGACACATTATGGATATTTATACTACATCATCTAATGATTATCATACCCAATACTTAAAGCTTAAACAGAGCAGAAGCGTAGAGAAACTTGTCAATTATGAGTAAAGGCGTATTTTTAATTGCTCGAAACAACGGTGAAATTGACTATGCAAAACAAGCAGTATTCCTTGCTAGACGAATAAAAAAATATCTAGGTGTACCTGTAACTTTAGCTACGGATAGTGAAGAGTACATAACATCAGATTACGGCACAGATGACTTTGATAATATTATTACATTACCGTATGTTGATGATAGAAATATGCGATATTTCTTTGACGGTTCTTTAACTAAAAAAACAGCTAGTTTTAAAAATAGTAACAGAGCAAATGTATACCGGCTTTCGCCGTATGATGAAACATTGTTAATGGATACTGATTACATTATATCAAATGATTTATTAAAAGGATGCTTTGGATCTAAATCAGACTTTATGATATACAACACATCAGACGATATTGCAAAAGTGCGTAATGAAGCAGAGTTTGATACTATTAGTAATGCTAGTGTTGACTTTTATTGGGCAACTGTTGTGTACTTTAAAAAGACAGAAACTAATCGTGTATTTTTTGACTTAGTTAAGCACATTGAAGACGAGTGGAATCATTATAGGCGTGTGTACCAAATAACTTCTAGTTTGTTTAGGAATGACTTTGCTTTTAGTATTGCAATTCATATGATGAATGGATTTCAAACAGGAACTTTTGCGCAGCAATTACCAGGTAGTATGTTATATACTACAGATAAAGATATTCTGTGGCAATTAAATGAAGATGAAATGATGTTTTTAGTAGAAAAAAACGGATACCTTGGCGAATTTACTGCATTGAAAACAACAGGACAGAATATACACGTAATGAATAAAATTAGTCTTGATAGAATAATTGATCGGGAGTTTGCAAATGACTAAAGGAATTGTAGTTCTTGCACAAAACAATGAAACTGATAATTATGTAGAGCAAGCTGCTTTATTAGCAATGAGCTTGCACACGTACAACGATGCAAAAATTAGTTTAATTACTAATGACGAAGTGCCACAAGAATACATACGTCTTTTTGATAAAATTATTCCTATTCCGTTTGGGGACAGTGCTAAAGATAGTGCGTGGAAAATAGAAAACCGTTGGAAGATTTATCATGCTAGTCCGTATGATGAAACAATTGTAATGGACACTGATATGTTGGTGTTACAAAACATCGATGTATGGTGGAATTTTCTTTCTAATTACGAAATGTTTTTTACTAATAAAGTATTAACATATAGAGGCACAGTTGCTGACACTAGTTATTACAGAAAAACGTTTATAGCAAACAATCTTCCTAATTTATTTGTAGGATTACACTACTTTAAGAAGTGTGATTTTGCACAAGAGTTTTATACTTGGTTAGAATTAGTAGTTAACAACTGGGAAACATTCTACGAACAACATTTAGAGGGCGCCACTCGTCCTAAGCATGTAAGTATTGATGTATGTTCAGCAATTGTAGTAAAGCTATTAGATTGTGAAACATCTGTAACAAACAAAGTTTCTAAATTTCCAAGCTTTACTCATATGAAACCATATTGCCAAGGCTGGAACGAAGTACAATCTAGCTGGCAAACTCAAGTAGGTGTTTATATTTCAAAAGACGGCAGTATAAAAGTTGGAAACTATGCACAGACTGGAATATTGCATTATACAGAAACGGATTTTATAGAAAAATCGCCAGCACTAGAAAGATACGGGAATTTAATAAATGTCTGATTTACAAGACTTACTTAAAAAAATTAAAGCTGGACCAGTTAGTACACAGTCGTATGTATACTACAACAAAGAAGATGGCAAAATACATAAAATTAGCTCAACTAATGTTTTACAAGAAGGGCTTGAAATTTTTGAAATTGATAATGAAGAAGTTAAGCCTATTCTTTCTGGACAACGTCGAACTGAAGAGTTTACTATAACATACGATATAAGTTCTAAACAAATAAGATTAAAAGAAGTATCGTATGATGACAATCAAAAAACAGCAGATACAATGACGTATCAGTTGCCTGTTATTAAGAATACATTTGACGGTCATTTTTCAGTAACAAGTGTATTTGAAGGAATTGACATATGTATCTGGGATATTACAAAAAGTTATATTGAAGGTGAGTTCGTTTGGCATAATGAAATAGTTTACAAACTTAAAACTAATATTGAGCTAGGCACAGAATTTGATACTACTGCGCATAACATATTAGAAGATGATGTAATGTTAACAAACTTGCCAACACAAAGCCATAGTGCAACAAAAATAGTTATGAAACCTGAGTATGAGGGTGTTCATGTTGATGTATGGTATAAAGCCTTAGAGCATCAAGCAGGTCAACATGTATGGCTAAATGGCAATGTTTATAAAATATTAGAATACGCAGAAGCAGACACTGAATTTACAATGAAAAATGTAGAAGTTATTATTGGCGATGTAAATTTATATGCTGACGAAAATAAATTATTAAAAACTGTCAATAACATTAATCCAGGCGATATTATACTAAAATATAATAGTATATACAGTATTCAAGAAGAAGAAGAAAAATTTGATAAAGATAAAAGTAGTATTTTCTTTTATAATTCACTTTCTACTTTGCTATATTACAACAATAAAAACTGTTTAGAAATTGATTTAACTGGAGAAACTGGAAGTGTTGATTCAAACGACATGCGATTAATGCTATCTGAAACTACAGATTTAAAAAACGGCCAAACAATATTATGTGGCAAATCTTTGTATCAAATTGCAGTAGACAAAGAGTACGATATTATAGTGCAACAAAATACACTTTCTAAATCATGGTCTTTATCACTTAATCCTTATACTAAAAAGTTTTTACAAACTAGTGGTTATAGATCTGATGAAACATTATATTTTAGTGTTACAGCAAAGTATGATCCTAATGTGTTATACCGAAGCTTAGAGTTTACAGTAGGTGATTTATTATCAGATGCTTCATCTGTCATTCCGTTCATATTTGAATCAGAGGCAGACTCTAAGGATGTAAGTATATACACAGCAAAATATTTTGACAGTTACGCACACGAGGTTGTATGATGTCCCAGAAATTTAAACCAATTGACTATGATATCATTTATCTTAGTTACGATGAACCTAATGCAGAAAAAAACTATGCAGATTTATGCAAGAAAGTTCCTTGGGCTAAACGTGTACACGGGGTAGATGGCAGCGATGCTGCACACAAAGCTTGTGCAGAACTAAGTGAAACAGATCGCTTTATTACAGTAGATGGCGATAATAGAATTCGAGAAGAGTTTTTAAATCAAGAAATAGATTTTGAAGAACATGCAGATTTAAAAAATACTGTAATTAGTTGGTGTGGCCGCAATGAAATAAACGGATTAATGTATGGCAACGGTGGATTAAAATGTTGGCCCAAGCAGTATGTACTGAATATGCGTACACATGAAAATGCAGATCCTAATAATGCACATGCACAAGTAGATTTTTGTTGGGACGCAAAATATATCCAAATGAATAGTTGTTATTCAGATGTATACAACAACGAAACTGCTGGACAAGCGTGGAGAGCAGGCTTCAGAGAAGGTGTAAAGCTTGCAACTGACCGTGGCGCAAGAATTAGTAAAGACGAACTTAAAAACAATCACTGGCGCTGCTTACATTGGCTGTACATTTGGACTATGATAGGTGCAGATGTAGAAAACGGTCTATGGGCAATATACGGTGCTAGAGAAGGCTTGTATATGACAATGTGTACAGACTGGGATTATGTTCAAGTAAGAGACTTTAAATATTTAAACAAGTATTGGGATAAAACAGTTAGTGTACATATAAATGACGACAACTTGTTAGAATCAATTCAACGGTTAGGTAATAGTCTTATTGATGAATTAGACGTTCCTATTGCAAGCAATCCATTAGATGCCCAGCAAAGTAAGTTCTTCAAAGCAGTATATCAACATCCGTCGAGGACAGATCATCAAAGGTTTATAGAAAAGTTATGAGCAACGAAACCGACAGAATACAAAATGTAAAAGACATTACTAATACTATAAGTCCTACTTTTTGTTTAGCCAAGTGGCATCACACTACAATTTATTTACATACCGGCGACACACACAGTTGTTATCATCCATCACCTCATCATATACCGCTTGAAGAAATTGAAAAAGATCCTTCGGCACTTCACAATACAATAGAAAAGAAAAAAGAACGTGCATTAATGTTAATAGGTGAACAGCCTAAAGGATGTCAGTACTGTTGGAATGTTGAAAAGCTTAGTGACACACATATTAGTGATAGACATGAGCGTAATGCAGGCATTTACAATCAACACAGACTAGAAGAAATTGTTAATAGTCCGTGGGACTTTAATATTAACCCTGAATACATTGAATTAGCATTTAGTAATGAATGTAATTTTAAGTGCGGATACTGTCATCCTATGGCTAGTAGTTCATATGACGCAGAAATAAAGAAGCATGGTCCTATGCCAGTTAAAAATCACACATTAAATGTTGATTGGTTTAAACCTTATGCTGAAGATGAAAATCCTTACATAAAAGCTTGGTGGAAATGGTGGCCAGAAGTAAGTAAAACACTAAACATTCTTCGTCTTACTGGCGGAGAGCCTCTAATGCATAAAAGCACTTGGAATTTATTTGAACGTTTAAAAGAAGATCCTAAACCTCAATTAGAAATAAATTTGAATAGTAACCTTGGCATTAAAGAAGCAATGGTTAAAAGATTAGCAACAAATGTTAAAGAATTAAAAGATGATAAAAAGATTAAAAACTTTAAATTATTTTCTAGCTTAGATTCGTGGGGTGCTCGGGCAGAGTATATACGCACAGGATTAAAACTAGATTTATGGGAAAAGAATTTAAATCATTACATATCAATAACAAATGCTCCAGTTAGTATCATGTGTACATTTAATATTTTAAGTGTAACTTCGTTTACACAATTTTTACAGAAAATTTTAGATTGGCGAACACAGTATCAAGCAACAATGAATCCAGGAGGATATGGAAGACGTATTAGATTTGATACTCCTTATCTAAAAGAACCATTACAATACGATATGATGATATTGCCTAAGGAAGAATTTTTGCCGCACTTTGATAAAATATTAGAATTTATTAACGATAACAAAGATGACAACGATGCTACTAAGTTTACAGAACTAGAGTATCAAAAGTTTCGTCGTGTGCGTGATTACTTTGCTACAGCTAACTATGATGAAAAAAGAGTTAAAGAAGGTCGTATAGATTTTTATAATTGGTTTAATGAGTATGATCGTAGGCGCAATGTAAACTTTTTAGAAACGTTTCCTGAAATGGAAAACTTTTATAATCACTGCGGCGAATTAGCAGAAATTGCAAAGTCTCAACCAGAGTCAGATTAACGATATGTTTTACTACTAAATACTATTATATGCTACTATAATAGAAAGGACGTATATTGGAACATGTAACAGACGTATTTGGTACTGAAATCTTTAAGAACGCTTCTGAGTTTAAATCAGCTAAGCCAATACCTTTAGGTATTATGGATAACTTCCTCCCAAAAGATCTTGCACTAAGCATGTACAACGAAAGCCAAACTATTCCTGACGAGCATTGGAAGACGTTTACAAGAAACGGCAGCCATATGATGGAAGTAAATAAGATGGAGTTAGCGCCAATTGCGTTTAACACACTTAATTATTTTCATAGTTCAAATTTTTTAAAATTGCTTTCAGAGTATACAGGAATTACAGGACTAATTCCCGACCCGCATTTAATAGGTGCAGGCTATAGTAAAAGTTTTAACGGTGATATGCTAAACGTACATACTGATTTTAATTGGAACGATCAACTTCAATTACATAGAGTATTAACATTTACTTTGTACTTGACACCTGATTGGCAAGTAGACTGGAAGGGTGCATTAGATTTTTATGATAATAAAAAAGAAAATATTGTAACAACTGTAGATACGTTGTTCAATAGATGTGTAATTTGGCAATATAATAGATTTGGATATCATGGTTATGCTGAACCAATAGAGTGTCCAGTAGATAAAAATAGAACAACTTTTAGGTTATTTTACTATACTAGTAACAGCACACATTTACCAGACGATCCACCTCACAGAAGTTTATATTGGATTGATGATATATCAAAAATACCTTATGATAAAAGGACACAAGAATGAAAATATATACTAAGACAGGAAAAACAAGCATGTATTTTGACAAAAGTATAGTAGAGGTTGTTCACTCTAGGCATCGCTTTGAGCAAGGATCAGTATTTTGGCATGATCAACATGACGCCGCGCAAAATCGTTTATATTTTAATGACTTTTTAGATTACTCTATATCTAAACACCTACGTCGTGATCCTACTTCTAAAATTCTTTTATTTTACGGTGATGAGTATTTTAATAAACTTGACATAGAAATTATAGCTAAAGCTTTAATAGAAACAAAAGTACCAGCTAATCAACTTTACATTATATGCATTGACGAAAACTTTAAAAAATGGGCTGGCGATATGTTTACTGAACTTGGATTGCCTAATGTAAATATTACTGTACTAAATGTGTTAATGAAAAGAGTTGTTGCACCGCCACTAACACCTACACCAATGAAGTATAGGTTTAGTACTTTTAGTAGAAATTATCTTAAATTTAGATTACAACTTTTTTGTGAGTTAATTAAAAAAGATATATTAAAAAACTTTGATTATACATTTAACAACATTATGCCTTATGGTGAAGTTATTACATTTTCACATGATGAGATGCTTACACATGCAGAAGAAATGGGCTACAGTCGTACTTCAGAATTAACTAACTGGATGTCTAAAGTGCCGTATACTTTAGAATCAACTAACCAATTTGGCAACGGCTGGCAAGATAAAATGGCAACAGGAATATACGATAAACTTGCATCAGCAGGTATTAGTGTTATAATAGAATCGCATTTTGATCCTTTTTGGAACTTTAAAGGTCATTCATACGAAGATTTTAGAAAATTTAGTCCTGCATTTCCAACAGAAAAAACATACAAAACTATAGGATGTACTAAACCGTTTATGGTAGTTTCTACCCCAGAATTCTTAAAAGAATTTAAACAACTGGGATATAAAACGTTTCATCCGTATATAGACGAAACATACGATACAATTGAAAATGACAATGACCGTATGAAAGCAATTACGTCTGAAATAGAAAGACTATCGAATTTATCAGATCAAGAGTTTGCCGCAGTGGTTACAAAATGTACAAAGATTGCTAAACACAATGCACAAGTTATGCAAACTAAGCAAGCAAACTATTCTTTTCCACTAGAATTTAAATGGGCAGAAGAAATAATGGTAGATACTTTTGCAAAACCTAGAGTAACATAATATGCACATTTTTATAACAGGTATAGCTGGCTTTTTAGGAAGCCATTTAGCAGATCGCATGATTGAATTAGGTCATGAAGTTTCAGGCAATGATACTCTTATCGGCGGCTATGAAGATAATGTAAATCACAAAGCTACTTTATACAAAGTAGATTGTTGTGATAGAGAGCGCATGGCTGACATAATGAAAGGCGTTGATATTGTTGTACATACTGCTGCAACTGCTCACGAAGGACTAAGTGTAGTAAGTCCAGATTTTATTACTAAAAATATATTTCAAGCAACTGTAGCTACAGTTAGTGCAGCACTAGAAAATAAAGTAAAACGATTTGTGTATTGCACTAGTATGGCACGATACGGCGGACAAACAATTCCATTTCATGAAGAACAAACTCCTGCGCCAGTTGATCCTTACGGCATTGCAAAAGTAGCAGGCGAACAGGTATTAATAACACTTAGCGAAGTGCATGGAATGGAGTGGAATATTGCTGTTCCTCATAATATAGTTGGACCAAGGCAACGATATGATGATCCGTTTCGTAATGTAATGAGTATAATGATTAATAGAAACTTACAAAGCAATCCTTCTATTATATACGGTGACGGCTTACAAACAAGATGTTTTAGTTATGTTGATGATTGTATACAGTGTCTTGAAAAACTTACATTAGATAAAACTATTATAAACCAAATTATAAATATTGGACCAGATGAAGGAACAATTACTATTAAAGATCTAGCAAAACTTGTAGCTAACAAAACAGGCTGTAACTTAGATCCTATACATGTAGATGATAGGCCTCAAGAAGTTAAACATGCAATGTGTAGTGCAAACAAAGCAAGAGAACTTTTAAATTATAAAACAACAACTACTTTAGAAACAGCAGTTGAACACACAGTTCAATATATTAAGAACCGCGGCACAAAGCCTTTTGATTATACTTTTCCTTTAGAAATAGTAAATTCTAGGACACCCAAAACGTGGACAGACAGGTTAATTTAAATGCATTTTACTTTCGACACTTTAGACTATGGTGGTCAATTTCAGACTGTGCCAAGAAACTTAACTAACTGTAGAGATAAAAATCTATCAGGTATTTCTAGATTTACTCCTAGTCCTATAGTAATTGGATTTATGCTACACAGCGATAAGTCTGGCCATACATTTGGATCAACACATGAACGCGGCCAAATTCATGTTATTGCTACTGGTGTTGCACATGCTCCGTGGGATTGGTGCGGACCTGATAGTATAGGACAAGGATTTAATAACGATGTTCGTAATAGAAAAAGTTTATTTGATTATCTAACTAAAAAACAACGTAAAGCATTGCGCAAGGGCGGAGCATACTTATTAATAGATCAATCTCATGAAGGGTATCAAACTAAATGGTTATGGAGTTGGTTCCATAACAATTGTAAAACTCATAATATTAATCCTAAACAAATTATATATGTTACTGGCAACTTAGATTGCACAGACCAGTATAACACTTGGGCAGACAGTTATGCATTAGAAGATAGAATATTAACAATTCCTTATCCCCATTTTGAACCTGTAATTTCTAATATATTAAACGACAACTTAGAAAAGTATCCAACATTTGAACAGCA